CAACGGGAGCGCAGTTGGTTTCCTCCGTACCTCCTTCCCTTTCTTTGAAAGACCTTCTTCTCTTACTTCTAAAGAAAGAGCGGATTTCTGTTCGCGAGTGTTCGGATGTGTTCGCGAACGTTCGCGAACAGACCTCATACGCCCCCGTGCGCTCTCCCTCAATCTTTCAGTTTGCTTGGCATCTGCAATGAGTTGGGCCACGCGAACGATGGTCGCACCGGGCACGCCGTGTGCGACTAACACGTCGAGGATGTCATCCATCGGGGGACTCGCCGCAGGAGGAGCCCCCTACGGACACCCGTTCGCCGGTTCGCGCAAGTCACATCCGCCGGGTTGTCCCCGCTTTACCGGATGGCCCCCCAGCCCTTCAGGATGGCCAGGGCTGCGTCCAGCCCGTAGGCCACGGCACAGATCACCCCGGACTGTTTCAGCGCATCCTGGCGCTCCCGCTGGGCTGCAGACAGCCTTCCCTTGGCGACCTTCAGCTCCAGCTCATGGTAGCGCCCGGTGGGGCTGACGATCGAGATATCGCCGACGCCCGCCGTCATGCCCTGCGCCTTCAGCTCGGCCCCCATCTGCAGGGACCGCTTGGCAGCGTTGGGCGTCGACCAGAACCGCCAGCCGGGAACCTGCCGATACGCAATGTGCTCGAATACCGCCCGCTGGATCTGGGCCTCGGGCTGTGCACGCCGCTTGCGGATGAACCGCCTCACGGCTCCAGCATACCCCACAAGGCCGGGGGAGCCTCGTAGCCCTTCTCGGCCAGCGCCTTGCGCATGACCAGATAGGTGTTCGCCGGAAAGCGTCCGGTGTCGTTGCGCCAATTGCCGAGGTGGTTGAGCGAACGACCGGTGAGCTTGGCAACATTGGCCCCGCCGTCCAGCGCCTTGATCACATCCTCCATCGAATTGCACGCGATCAGGCGCGAGTTGTTTCTACGCCGAGCTATTGGCATGGGTTGACCGTTGTTTAAGGTTTCCTGTACGGTCACATATATCGGTTTTGACCCTCGGAGACAACATGGCCCTGAATGCAGCACAGCTCGCGCGCCGCACCGGCAAGCTCGGCGGCTCCGACATGAACATCGTCATGGGCGGCAACGCGGTGAAGATCAACGATCTGTGGCTGGAAAAGATGGGCGATAAAATCCCCGACGATCTCTCCGATGTCTGGCCGGTCTATCGCGGCAGTGAAACCGAGCAGATGCACCTGAACTGGATTGAGCGGCGCGGGATAGACGGCGGCGTCGTCGGCATCAGCAGACGCGGCGACACCGTCGACCACTACCAGCACGACTGGGCCATGTGCACGCTCGACGGCTGGGTCAACGAATTGAAATGCCCGATCGAGGTGAAGTGGACGAACGGCAACGAGCCGTTCGATCCGGTCATCCGCGATCGCTACTTCCCGCAATGCCAGTGGCAGATGGAAATGACCGGCGCGGAGCAATGCGCACTGTCGGTGATCATGGGAGCAGCCGAGCCGGTCGTCGACATCATCAGGCGCGACGCTGACTACGCCAAGCTGATGCTCGAGCGCGGCTGGACGTTCATCCAGCACGTCAGGAACAGAACGCCGCCGGTCGATCTGCCGATGGTGCCGCTGCCGGTCGACGCAACGCGCGTTGTCGACATGAACGGGAATAACGAGTTCGCACATCACGCCGACATCTGGCTGCAGCTGCGCGACAGCGCGGACGCCTACGACGACGCCGCGAAGATACTCAAGAGCATGGTGCCGCCCGACGCCAAGCGATGCTTCGGCTATGGCGTGCAGATCACCCGCAATCGCCTTGGCAACCTGTCACTGCGACAAATGAAGGACGAATGAAATGGCACTGCCTCAGAAGAAACAAGACAACACAGCCGACGTGATGGAGCGGCTGATCATCGAAGGCGATCTGGGAGGCCTCACGCCAGAGCAGCGGGTGATCTACTACAACCGCGTCTGCGACAGCATCGGTGTAAACCCGGTGACGCAACCGTTCCAATACCTCAAGCTGCAGGGCAAGCTGATCCTGTACGCCACGCGATCATGCGCCGATCAGCTGCGCAAGCTCCACGGCATCAACATCGAGATCGTGTCGCAGGACATCAGCGACGGCTTGCTGACGGTCCACGTCCGCGCCAGAGACAGCACCGGGCGCGTGGACGAAGACCTCGGTGCGGTACCGTTCCCTGATACGCTGCGCGGCGAGGTACGCGCCAATCAGATTTTGAAATGCGTGACGAAGGCCAAGCGGCGCGTGACACTGTCGATCAGTGGCTTGGGCTATCTCGACGAGACAGAGGTCGAGAGCATCCCTGGCGCAGAGAAGGTACCACCCGTCGCGCTGAAGCCTGCGAACGGAACGCGCATCGATGCGCAGACCGGCGAGATTACCGAAACCGCTGCCCCGGAAGCTGGCCGCATCGCAACGGGAGCAGTGGACGCCGCCCCGCCCGAGGACACCCCCGAGGACGGGGCGGCACAATCTATCGAGGACATGGCGCGCGCAGAAGCCCGCAAAGGCTCTGCGGCCATGCGGACGTTCTGGTTCAATTGCACGCCGAAGGAACAAACGGCGATTAACAAAATACGCAAAGAGATAGACAAGCTGGTGACCGAAGCAGAGGAGGCAAACAGCAATGGCTGATATTGATCGTGTGGAATTGTTGATGCGGCTCAGTCAGAATGCGCGAGCCGACAACGATGAGTGGCGGAGGGAGATGTGGCGGGAAGGCGCTCAACGCGCAAAGCGAATGAACGAACTATACGATATGTTTCTGCGGGAATTTGAGGCTATCGAAACCGAGCGGAATAAGCTCGCCCAGTATCTGCCACGGCAAGAACAGCCGATGCCGAAGGTCGTCGCGAAGGGACCAGCTGCCTAGTCGGGAGCTGGGTAAGTTAGCTCGGCCTCATCGTCTGTGGTGAGGTCGAGCACCGTCATCACCAGAGGACTTAGGTCCATTACGCGATCAGTGTCCTCATGCGGTCCCCAATCAGCGGGCCAGCAATCAATAAAATTTCCGGTGCGAGGATTGGTGACGCGGGCAAGCTGTCCGCTGTCGCGCAACATCGACTTCGGCGTTTGCTCATAGTCCCAGCGCGCCGCGCAGTATGGCGTCCAAGGATTAAGTCGACGTGCGAGCCCGGTCGTGTCCTCCGGTTGGTACGGGAGGAAGAGTTGCGGTGCCTGCATTTCATCCGAGATGAATGCGAGCATTTCTGAGCTGCTCACCCCGGTGTCCGAAGGCCCGCCAAAATAGCTGACCTTGCCGCGCGCCGCGAACAGCACGCCGCTCGGTGGCTCGGGGCCAGGATCAGGACCGGGATCGGGGCCTGGGGCCGGTTGCTTCCCGGCAATAGCCCCTGCAATTGCGGAGCAGATACTTTCGAAAGCCGACGATACTCGATCGCAGTCGTCTGGATTGTCGCAGAATGCCACCTCCAGAAGGCATGCCGGTTCGTGCGTCGAGTTCAGGAACTTCAGGTCGCCTCGGTACACCGCACCCGCGTCCCCACGAAGGGTCAAGCCAGAAGCAGTACATATTGCACCCGATATCTTCTTCGCCATGTCCTTGCCGGTGTTCGAAACATACAGCGTTTCGCAACCGTGCGCAGTGCCATTGTAGGCGTTCATGTGAACGCTGATATCCCAATCGTGCGACACCCAGCTGTTGTGCGCGTTCACGATCGTCGTCAAATTGGTCGATTGGTCGCGCGAGGTGTTGTCGTGAAATACTTTCACCTCGACGCCGAGCGCGCGTAGCTCCTGCGCCACCTGATCTACGATCAGCCGCACCTCGTCGACTTCGTCCATGCACGGCGGGATCGGCGAGCCAGAGGCACCGCGTATGTAGAGCCCGTGGCCTGAACTAATACAGACCTTCATGGTTTGCTCTCACAGCTTGGAGGGGTCCAGTCGAGTGCGAACTTGCGCGCGCGAGCGTGTGCGTTGATGGCGTTCACGATGCCGACCCTGGCGCGCTTGGGCTGCTCGGTGTTGGGGTCTTTCTGCCAGATCGTGTAGAGGTGCTTCGTCGCCTCTTCCAAGCCCTGGTCGATGCCGTGCAACGCTATATCCCGCACCCGCTCACGCTCGGTTGGGTCCATGCAATCAAATGCGATATTGCTTTCTGCGTCGCGGTCGAGCAGGGCGAGTAGCAGGAGCGTGACGATGATGGTGGCCACGCCGACTGCTATTCGGAGGATCATGCAAAGATTTCGTCGGCGCGCGCTTGCGTCAGGATGCCATCAGTGACGAGCGATGTTTTCAGCGTCTGTGTCTTCTTCTTGTTCATGTTGATTGCTGCATCGCTGGTGACGTTGTCCCAATCCTTGGCCATCTTGCCGTTGTCAGTCGTGCGCCGAAGCTGAAGTGCCTTGTACTCAGCATTGGTCCAGCGTGCGATGAAGTCCCCGGTCGCCACGGTGCCAAGCTGATTGATCGGAATGGTGGCAATAACATTATTGCCGGCGTCAATCTGCGGCTGCGTGGCACCTAGTCCCGGCACCCATGTCCAAGTCGAGCGGTCGTCAGCTTTACCAACTGAGCATGAGGTGATTGGGCTCACCTCGGCGATTGCATCGTGCAGCGTTCCTGCGTCCATCACATGACCTCAATTCCAGATATCAACAACAAGGCCCGGGGCAATAAAACCCGTAACAAGCCCAGTTCCATAATACGACCCGGTGCTGGAGCCGCCTTGATGAACAGCCAATGCTGTCAATGTATGAGCCCCAAACAACGGAGCGGAATATTCACCATACGCGTGCCCGGTTAGCGAACCAGTGCCGGTCATGATGCCGGACGCAACCGTGGTGCTATCAACCCCAACCCCTGCACAAGCATTCGCACCAGTTCCGGGGCTCGCAATAGCATTAAATCGAGCTAATACCGTGTCTTCTGCCAATCCAGTAACGACAAGAACGTTATTATTCACACTGCCATTGAATACAGCTATTGTATTTGCGCCTATAGCAAAGCTCGCAACACTGTCTTGGACAGTTGTGACAACTCGTCGCCGATTGTACATATTCCAAACACCTAGCAATGCAGCGCCACCGCTCGCAGCATTCGACCCAAAAATGAAATTCAGTTGCGACGAGGCGTTGCTACGTGTTGTGCCGACATAGGTTCCGCGCGACGCCGCCGGGCCGTTCGTAATGGATGCGTTATTCAGGAGCGTTCCAGCAACCATCACCAATGCCGTGCCAGCCGAGCGTACCGTGTCGCTCGTCCAGTCCGGGCCGTGGCCTATCCGCAGCGTGCCCGCATCGCTCCACACAAACCAATCATTGACCTTGGAGACACCAATAGCGGCCGGCGACTTGGTCGTATCCGTTGTTGCAGCACTCAATTCGGCGAACGTCGTCATTACCATGTTGGTGCCGTCGTAGATTGGCACGCGATTGCCCACATAGGGCGTGTAATAGATCGTGGTCTTCGCCGACTGTGTTGTCGTCATCACAGGTGTCAGCGTCTGTAGCGTGAGGCGACCCTGCGGCGAGCCATTGATGACGGTGATAGCACTGGCACCAGCCGTAGCCCACACGCCCTGCGACGTGAACACATAGGTCACGCCGTTGAAGGCGTATTGCTGGCCAGCCGTCGGGCTAGTGGGGAAGTCAATGGCCACGTTATCTCACCTCGGCGATTGAGTCGTGCAGCGTTCCTGCGTCCATGTTCACATCCATATCTCTAAAATGAGACCAGCCTGATAACTAACTGGCACACCGGCATCACCAAACCAGATAGATGCGGTCGTCGTGCTGTTGTACTCAATTGCGCTTACAAAATGGAAACCGACCGCTGGAACAACAGTACAGATTGCAGCCATGAATAGAGCACCAGTCATACCATTAAAAGATGTTGTGCCGGTGTATGCCGAAGTCGTATCGTAACCTACGCCACAAGTTGCAGTTGCCCCTGCTCCTGGACTTGCACCTGTGGCATATGTGCTCGTAATTCCATCTTCGCTCAACCCAACAACAAAAGAATGGCGCATCGTACTGCTGCCATCGGCAGCGCGCCACGCTACCGTGCCATACGTCCAGGTATCGGTTAGATCGCCAACAAGTGAAACGACCCTGCGCCGATTATAGATATTCCATACACCAAAAAATCCAGCCGTCCCCCCAACAGAAAGCCCACCAAAAATCCAATCCAGTTGTGATGAAGCGTTGCTGCGCGTCGTGCCGACATAGGTGCCACGCGATGCAGCGGGACCGTTGGTGATCGAGGTATTGTTGAGCAAAATGCCGTTGACCATCACTAGCGCAGTACCAGCCGAGCGCGCGGTGTCGCTGGTCCAGTCAGGACCATGCCCAATACGGACGGTACCGGCATCGCTCCATACGAACCAATCGTTGACCTTTGACGCGCCGATGGCGGCCGGGTTTTTTGTTGTGTCAGTAGTGGCAACACTCAACTCGGCAAACGTCGTCATCACCATGTTGGTGCCGTCGTAGATTGGCACGCGATTGCCCACATAGGGCGT